AAATTGTTGAATATGTTACAAGAAAAATTTGGAAACCCACATGAACATATAGATGTTGAGACAGCTATATTTGGTGATGGTGTTATACCCTCGATGGACTTGGGTACTTCATCCGGCCCAAGCTATAGTTGTTTTATGTCCTCATGCGGTAAACGGAAACTTGCATGGATTAATAATGTCAATACACCTGATGAAAGAAGAGAAGTAGATATTGGTTTTAAAAATAAAGTATTAGAAACATATGAAAGTTTTATTACAGGAAAACCAGTAAGTATAAGATGGGTTGGTTCACATAAAGACGAACTCACATCACAAACAAAGGTCGACAATCATAGGTGTAGAGTTGTGTACTCAACTGATGCTTATGTTACAGTGGCACTACGTATGATAACTGCTAGAATGATACATATGATTAGTACTCGTGATGATACTCCTTATATGGCACTACGGATGGATCTTGCTTCTATTGAAGGTGGAAATGCATTTGTTAAATACATGCGCACAAATAATGCTGAAAATTTTATAGCACTTGATATAAAAAGTTTTGATCAAACACAACCCATGCAAGTTAATAAGGCAGCATGGGAATTAATTATGGAACGATGTGGATTGTCACAAGAAATAGGATCTGTCATACACAACAGTTTCAACACTGGTGAAGCTAGGTATGGCCCATATAAATTTAGAGTAAAAGGTACTCAGTACTCAGGGAATCCAATAACAACTATCCTTAATAGCACAGTCAATATATTAGCTTGGGAAATTGCACTTAATGATAGAACACATGGTGTTTCTGATCTTAATTTAGTTACATATGGTGATGATTGTGTTGTAGGAGTGCCAAGAGACGTTATGAATAGTGATGAACGAATCGATGGCATAGATATTGTCAAAAGGTTCAAGGAAAAATTAAATATGACATTAACTAGTGATGTTAAAAGTGAAGCAGTTAGACCTTATAAAACATTATACGAGTTTAGTTTCTTGGGTCGAACAATAAGATACGAACCAGGTTATGGTTTTTATGGACACCTAAGTAGTACAATAATTAAACGCGCAACCTATTTTACAAAAGACAAAGATAGGACTTTGTTGACAAAACTCGATCAAATAGCGCTCGAAGCTGCATTAGTTGGTAACAAACATTATAACATATATAGGTCTCAAGTTATAGATGCCTTGTATAAGGCTGGTTGCATTAGTAACATATACGAAGGACATATCATTTTTAAACCACGAAGATATTATCTAAATGAAATTAAGAATAGAAGTAGAAACTTAGAACCTCTAGAGTATAAACCCCCC